CTGATGTTGATATGGTGATTGAACATTTAACGAGTGTAGTGCGAGCACTGCCAATTAGATATGAAGGGAAAATAGTTGAGGATGATATTGCAATATATGGTGTGCCAGGAGATGTATATTTAAAACCTACTGATTGGGGCACCAGTGCAGGATATATCTATCGAAAACATGGTGCTAATGATAAGAAAAGCTTAGCAGAAAATCCAGATTCTCTATTTTGGAAATTATACAAACAACGTGAAGAAGATAGTAAACATTCAATAATGAGTGAAACTGTTTGGCTTGATTGTTTGAAAGATGAACGAAGGCCCTTGGAAAAAATTAAACTAGGTAAGACACGCAGTTTTTGTATTGGACCTATGGATCACACTATTCTTGGTCGTAAATACTTCTGCATGTTTATGGCGAATGCTATGGCTGCTCATGGAGAATTCTTCTCGATGATAGGGGTTAATCCTGAATCTTTTGAATGGAATAACTTTTATTTGGATCTGGCTTCATTTTCATCAACTGGAGTGGATCTAGATTATAGCCAGTTTGATGGTGGTACAGATGCTGATTTAATGATGCGTTTTGTGGATATTGTGAATGGATGGTATCAATTATTCCCAACATGGGAGTTAGTTCATGATACTGTTAGGAAGACTATATTTGAATGTATGATACATCGGATGGTAGTCTGCCTTAACTTGATATATATCGTTCATGGAGGAAATCCATCAGGTAATTTTATTACTTCTATGCTGAATGGCTTCGTAAATGGCATTTACGTACGATGTGTATGGATGCAAATGCGCAGACTTCAGAATTTGAGCCCTAGCTTATATTTCTTTGATTTGTTTGTAAAAGATTTTAACTATGGGGATGATTTGATACTTTCTATAAAGAAAGATTTCGATGTGAAACTCTTTATAGAAATTGCCAAAGAGAATAATATAATTCTTACATCAGCTGACAAAGGAAGTGAGATCACGGGAAAGAAAATAAGTGATCTAACATTCTTAAAACGTCGCTTTGTGCTGGTGGAAGAGGTACCTGGAGTTTATTTCAGTGCTCTGAATAGGACGAGTGTGAATGAACTGATGAATTGGATAACCAAGAATGGACACCCATTTGAGCTCTTTGAGCAGAATATAGAACAGTTCTGTCTTTTCTTATGCCATTATGGTAGAAAGGAATATGAAAAAGAAACACGCAAATTAACAAATCTGTTGCGTGAAGAACACCTTAGCATGAGAGTGCCCTGTTACAGAGAGGTGTTTGAATCTATCTATTATTAAACGAGATAGTTAATGGATGCTGGCCCAGCTTTCCGGGATTTTATAATAAAACATTTATTAACTA